CCCTATTGGTGGTTGGAACGCTAGAGATTCTATTGCTGAAATGCCACCGCTAGATGCTGTGGTTTTAGACAATATGTTTCCTACACCTACTGATGTCCAGTTGCGTCTTGGCTATACCAAAGCTAGTGTTTTAACTACAACAACTGGCGTACAGACTATTTCTAGCATTACTGTTTCGGGAATTACTGCAACTCTTACCACCGCAGCAGCGCATGGTTTAACTACTGGCAGCACAGTTTCAATTACTGGGGCTACCCCTTCTGGGTTTAATGGTGTTTACACAATAACCGTTACAAGTCCAACTGTTTTTACTTATAAACCTATTGCTGTGCCTTCTGGAAACGCTACTGTAGTTGGTGTTTATGCAATAGGAATAACAACACCAATTAATTCTTTAATGAATTATGCTGGGCCTTCTACTCAAGACTTATTTGCTGCTGCTGGCACAACTATTTATGATGTGTCTGGCCCTGTTGCTGTTGCTTCTCATACTATTTCTAATGACAAATTGCAGCACATTAACATTACTACTGCTGGTGGTCATTTTCTAGTAGCTTGTAATGGTCAAGATGCTACTACCTTTTACGATGGTACAAATTGGATTAATAACGCTTCCACAAACACGCCACAACAAGTAAATACCATTACTAGAGTAGGTACTTTAGCTACTGCTACTACTAATGTGGCACACGGCCTTGTAACAGGCAACCAAATTGTAATGTCCGGCATTACACCAGCAGCTTATAACGGTACATTTATTATTACTGTATTAAATGCTACTCAATTTACTTATGTAATGGCCAGTACGCCAGCATCTAGCGCTACAGCTAATGGTACTGCTTACGCGATTACTTCTATCACCAATACAGGCACAGGCGCTTTAGTTACTACTGCTTCTGCCCATAATTTGTACACAGGCAATATTATTGTAGTTACAGGCGCTACTCCTGCGGCATATAATGGCACTTATGCTATTACACGCCAAAGTGCTACAACTTTTACTTATGCTTTCACTACTAATCCAGGCGGTGATGCCACAGTAGTTGGAACTTATAGCGTTGCAGCAAATACTATTACTTATTTAGCCCGTAATGGGACTACAGCTAATGTAACAACTACTACAGCACATGGTTTATTAACTGGTAACCAAATTACTGTTTCAGGTTCTACTCCAGCCGATTACAACGGTACATTTATTATTACAAGGCTAAATGACACACAGTTTAGCTATGTTATGGCTACAACCCCAGCTACAGACGCTACTGTTATTGGCACTTATGTGGTAGTTGCCCAAACAATTCTTACCAATGTACAAACAGGTATTGTTGCAAAGCTAACAACCCCTGTAAATCATGATTTAGTGACAGGTGACCAAGTTGTTATTTCTGGTTGCGTACCGATTGCTTATAACGGCACATACAATGTTATTGTTATTAGCGCTACTGAGTTTAGCTACATTATGGCTTCAGCACCTATTACAGGCGCTACTACAGTAGGAACATACGCTACTTATCAAGGTGGATATAGCGTTAATTACGCTATTACTGGCGTTAATTCCAATAAGTTTATTCATGTAAACCTATTTAAAAACCGCCTTTATTTTACCGAAGAAGGCAGTATGCGAGTATGGTATTTACCAGTTAACTCTATTGCTGGTGAAGCGCAACCCCTTGAATTTGGTGGAATTGCACGCAATGGTGGCTACATTCAAGGTATGGCTACTTGGACTATTGACGCTGGACAAGGTGCTGACGATTACGCAGTCTTTGTAACCAATATGGGCGAGGTTATTGTCTATAACGGTACAGACCCTGAATCTGCTGACACATGGGCATTAAAAGGTGTATGGCAATTAGGCTTTGTGTTTGCAAGACGCTGCTTTTACAAGTTTTCTGGCGACATTCTATTGCTTACCCAAGATGGTTTAGTGCCTTTGGCTTCTGCATTGCAATCAAGTCGCCTAGACCCTAGGGTTAACCTTACTGACAAGATTTACTACGCTATTTCTCAAGCTGCTACGCTGTACGGCATTAATTTTGGTTGGCAAATTAACTACTATGCTAGCGAAAATATGCTAATTATCAATGTGCCATTTAATGATGGGGTTCAGCAATTTGTAATGAACACCATTTCTAAGGCATGGGCTAGCTTTAGCAATATTAGCGCCCAATGCTGGGAATTGTCTAACGACCAAATGTACTTTGGTGGTGCAGGGTATGTAGGCCATTTCTGGAACGCTTATTCTGATAATGGCAATAACATTAATGCCTCAGTACAGCAAGCCTATAGCTATTTTGATGCTAGAGGTCAATTAAAGCGCTTTACCATGATTCGCCCAATATTCCAAACAGATAACGGAATTCCGTCTGTTTTGACAGGTATAAATGTGGATTTTGACACCCAAAACAACCTTGGTACGGTGTCGTTTAATGCCCAAAACGCTGCTATTGGTTCTTGGGATAACGCTATTTGGGATGAATCCCAATGGGGTGGCGCATTGTCAATTACTAAGTCATGGCAAGGCGTTACAGGTATTGGTTACTCAGGCGGTGTAGTAATGAAGATAGCTTCTCAAGGCATTGATGTGCATTGGGCTTCAACTGACTATGTAATGGAACGAGGTGGTGTTCTTTGAGGCAAGTTGTTACTGCTGACCAAGACTATATGCGTGCTTGGTTGGGTAATAAATTGGTTGAGAAATTGCCAGAGAACACCACTTGTATTGGGCAGGAAAAAGACGGTAATTTAGTAGCAGTAATAGGGTATTGTGGTTTTATGGCTAAATCATGCGTAATGCACGTTGCAGCCATAGACGACAACTGGATTAGTAAAGACCTATTGTGGGCAGTTTTTGATTATCCCTTTAATAAACTAGGAGTTAGCGTTATACTTGCAACAGTTTCCTCTAATAATAAGGAAGCGTTAAAGTTAGACCGACACCTTGGTTTTTTAGATAAAGCGTATATCGAAGATGCCCATTTAGATGGGGATTTGGTCATATTAGCAATGAGGCGTGAAAATTGTCGATGGTTAGACATTAAAGCGCCCCTAAAAGGAGTTAAACATGGGTAGCGGTGGCGGATTATTAGGTGGTGTAACAAATGCGTTGTTTGGCAGTCCACAGACTGTAGACACGCCAGACTATACAAGTGCAGCGCAACAAACTACTGCGGCTAATATGGCTAATAACCGTATTAATCAAGTCACACCTTATGGTAGTTCTCAATACCAGCAAACTGGTACTGACCAGTATGGTAACCCTACTTACACAATGAATACAACGGCTGCACCGTTTGTACAAAATGCTATTAATGCCCAAGGCGGTCAATTAGCTTCTACATACGGTTCAGCGTTTCAATCGCCTACATTTAATAGTACAGGCGATATGCCAGCTATGAATTATTATGGTTCACGCTTAAATCAACAGCAATTTAACCCTGCTACTCAGCTTTTGCCATTACCTAAATATAATGTAAACACGCAAATTGACCAAGCTGCTTTGCCTTCTTATGGAATTAATCCTGGTGAATCTTACGAAGCAGCTATTATGCGTAGGCTTGAACCTTCACTACAGCGTCAATCTCAGGCTTTAGACGCACAATTAGCTAACCAAGGTATTGTGCCAGGCACTAGAGCTTATGAAACAGCAAAACAACTTCTTGCACAGCAACAAAACGATGCAAGAACTAGCGCTATTGTTGGCGGTATGGACACAGGATTGCGTGCCAATCAACAAGCATTTGGTCAACAAGTTGGTCAAATTGGATTAAACCTTACTGGTCAAGAACAATCATTTACACAGCCATTACGCACTAATGTGCAAAATATGTCTGCTAATGAATTGGCCTATAACCAACAACTTGCTAACCAAGGTCTTGGTATGCAAGCTCAGAATCAAGCGTTTACGCAAGCAATGGCTAAATATTTAACTCCATTGCAAGTTGCCCAAGGATTAAAAGGTCTTTCTACACCTACTTATGCACCTACAACAACTGTGCCAGGAACAGACTATTTAACTTCTATGGGGCTTACAAACCAAGGAAATGTTGCAAGCGCAAACGCCCAAAATGCTTATAACAACGCAATGATGCAAGGATTGTTTACGCTAGGCGCTGGTTCTATTGCTTCCCCAAAAGGAACTATTAGTAATTTATTTAAGTTTGGTTAGGAATTAACATGGCAAATGATATTTCACAATTAATTGCTAACCCAGAAATGTTGGGTTTAGAACGCCAGCGTCAAATGGCGCAAATGTTGCTTAAACAAGGTATGCAGACACCTCAAAGCCAAATGGTTGGCGATAGATATGTGCCAGCAAATCCTTTGCAATATCTTGGCAATTTATTCAATGTTTATGCAGGTCAAAAAGGCTTGGAAACAGCAGACAAACAAGAACTTGCATTAGCTAAAGCATTGCGTGAAAAAGAAATTGCTGATTTAACTAAGTTTTCAGAATTGCAATATGGTACGCCAGACCAAATGGTTCAACAGGCTGGCCCAACTATGGAAGGTGGAAATATTGCACCGCAAATGGTTCAAGGTCAAGAGCCCAACCGTATGGCTGCTTATCAACTTGGTATGCAATCAACAAACCCATTAGTAAGGTCACAATTAGCGGAAATGCTTAAACCTCAAAAATTAAGCGAAGGTGATGTATTGCAACGCTATAACCCAGCTTTAGCAAAAGATGAAATAGTGGGTCAAGGTACACCTAAATATCGTGCGCCTATTCAAATTGATACAGGCACAGCTATTGAATTGCGTGACCCACTAGACCCCACTAAAGTTATTTCTCGTATTGGTAAGTCACAAATGCCTACTGCTGGTCAAGTTGTAGAAACAGCTAATGGCCCTATGCTTATTGATACACGCACAGGTGCAGCAAAACCAATTATGAGTGCTACTGGTGAACCTTTAGCACCTAAATTAACAGCAGAACAAAACAAAGACATTACAGCTATTAATCAACAAAGGGCAGCAGTCAATGGGGCTATTCAATTAGTTGAAGCTACTCCTTCTGCATTTAGTTTTGGTCGTGGTCTTGCAAGCAAACTACCTGGTGGAGAAACTTTGGCTGGCAGAACTGAAAAACCTCAAGAAACAGAAGCCCGTTCTGCTGTTTTTAATATTGTTTCTAAAGTAATTAATGAACGTGCTGGTGCTGCACAAAGCGCACAAGAATTAAATCGTTTAAATGCGTTTTTACCATCTGAATTAGATAATGCAGAATCAGTTAAACGCAAATTAAATGGATTTAATAAATACTTAAATGAACAAGAAAAAGGCACTAGAGTAAACCCTAATATGCCAATGCAACCACAAATGACACAAAGTGGAAAGAATTTTTCTTCAGAACAAGATGTAGAAAAAGCAATACAAAGTGGTAGTTTAAAAAAGGGTGACAGAGTAACTATCAATGGCGTAACTGGAACTATTCAATAATATGAAATTTGTACCTGACACCCAACAAACACCAAGATTTGTACCTAATGAAGTAGTAAGTCCTACACCTACAGCATACGCAGGGCCTGTTATTGAAGAAAACCCAGTATGGGCTTCTACAGGTGGTGGCGCTGCAATGGGTAGGCCACGCATGGTTAACCGTACAAATGTACAAGAACAACCAAGACCTTTAGAATCAGCTTTAGCTGGGGCAACCAAATCTTTTATTGACCCATTGGTTGCTGGCGCACAATTAGTTACTGGTGGAAATTTAGGAACAAGCCAATTAGCGCAAAATTTAGATAAACAAGCTGATGTTTATTATGAAGCAAATCCAATATCCTATGGCGCTGGTCGTGTAGGTGGCGCTTTAGCACCTGCTGCTGCAATTACCAAAGGCGCTGGTATGATTCCTAGTTTTGCCCGTGCCAATCCAATTATGCAAGGCGCTGCTTTAGGCGCTACTTCAGGACTAACAACACCTATAAATACAGGCGTAACTGGCGCAGAAATGTACCAAGATGTTGGTCAAAATGTTGCAGTTGGTACAACTTTAGGTGGCGCTATTCCTGGCATTGGACAATTACCGTCTATGTTGCGTGGCAAAGCGCCTAGCCCACAACTTGTTGATTCGATTACAAAAGCAAGAGAATTAGGTTATGTTATACCGCCAACCCAAGCAAACCCAAGTGTATTAAATAGACTTATGGAAGGTGTTGCTGGAAAAATTAGCACCGCCCAAAACGCTAGTGCTAGAAATCAAGAAATTACTAATAAGTTAGCTGCTAAATCATTAGGCTTGGCTGAAGATACTGTTATTACCCCACAAGTTCTTTCAGATTTACGAACAACGGCTGGAGATGCTTATAAAAATTTAGGGTTTGCAGGTCAAGTAATTACTGATAAATCTTATGTAAATGCATTAGATGACATTGCAAAACCATTTATTGTTGCTGCAAAAGGCTTTCCTGATGCGCCACCAAGCCCTGTTTTAAATTTAGTTCAATCTTTAAAATCACCTAGCTTTGATGCAACTGCTGGTATTGAAAAGGTTAAACAATTAAGAACGGCTGCTGATGACGCATTTAGAAGCGGAAATACAGATATTGGCAGGGCTTCTAAAAAAGCTGCTGAAGCCATTGAAAATGCTTTAGAAAATCATTTATCTAAAACAGGTCAAGGTGATTTATTGACTAAATTTAAAGAGGCTAGACAATTAATTGCTAAAACTTATACCATTGAAAAAGCTGCTAATACCACTACTGGAACTATTGATGCTAAAAAATTAGCGGCACAATTACAGCGTGGCAAGCCTTTATCAGGAGAATTAAAAGATATTGCACAATTTAGCCAAGCATTTCCAAAAGCAAGTCAAGCAACAGAAGCTATGGGTAGCTTGCCACAATTAAGTCCATTAGATTATCTTGCTGGAGTAGTTGGTGGCGTAAGCACAGGAGGCGCAGGTGCTGGGGCTATTTTAGCTAGACCAGCTTTAAGGGCTGCTGCATTATCTTCACCCGTACAAAATCGTTTAATCCCAAGTACGGCTGCACCATTTTTAACGCCAACACAAAGAAATTTGGCTACATTATTAACATTGCAAGGTGTACAAGGAGCAACAAATGAGTAGAAACGGTAGCGGTACATATTCCTTACCTGCTGGTAATCCAGTAGTTACAGGCACAACTATTAGTTCTACATGGGCTAATAACACGCTTACAGACATTGCTAATGCCCTTACAGGGTCTTTATCTGCTGACGGGCAAACAACTGCTTCTGGCAACCTTAATATGGGTACTAACCGCATTATTAATGTGGGCGACCCTTCTAATGCCCAAGACGCAGCTACTAAATACTATGTAGACCAATTAATTGCTGCTTTAGGCACAATGGCTTATCAAAATGCTAATGCTGTTGCAATTACTGGCGGTACTGTTACAAGCGTAACAGTTGATTTGCGTAGTATGACAAACCAAGTGTTTTTACCTGTTGGCCCTACTTCTTTGCGTACTGCTTCACCCGTTAACGGTTTAATGCGTTTTAATACAGACGCAGGTGGCTTTTATGAAGGTTACATTAATGGTAATTGGCAGAAGTTTGTAACTGTCAACCAAGGTTCTTATGTTATTAATTACCTTATTGCTGCTGGCGGTGGCGGTGGTTCTGCTGGTGGTTTTAATGGTGGTGGCGGTGCTGGTCAATTAACTGCAAGTAGCTTTACAGCTATTGCAACCAATGTATTTACCATATTAATTGGTGGTGGTGGCGCATCT